GGACGGGTCTGCACGACAAACTTTTGGTAGATGGAGGCTTGCAACTGGCGTGATTTACCAACGGTCAGGGCGCGCAGCTTCATCTCATCGTAGAAGACCTGGGCACCGGCTTGGGCGGTTGGCCGCACGTTGTTGCGCATCACATCTGATAGATCATCGATGCGGCGAGTCAATCGATCAACATCAAATTCCACTTTAAACATGGACCACCTCACAGACCAGGTCGACATACACTTTGCGGAGATCGGGCAGAACAGCGCGCACATCAAAAGTGGTGTTCTCAAACAAGACCCGCATGCCCGCATGCAGGGGGCGGTAGCGCAGCCGAATGCTGGCTTTGACCACGCTGGTGGTGGCATCGGCTTTGATGGACTGCAGCCCACTCAAATAGCGCACATCAGCCGAGATGGCGGTAGCCACAGCGTTCCAAGTGCGTACCGGTTGGCCCAAAACATCTTGCACTGCACTCAACTTCTCAATAGTGATGCGGTGGCGCATTTGGCCGATGCTCACAGGCCACCTTCCATGACCCGGTAGCGGTTGAGCAAGGCATCGACAAAGCCCAGCTTGATCGGGCTGCCCCGCTGCAGCGACTCAGCCTCGCGGTTGTCATACATGGCACCGACTTGCAGTTTGATCCACTGCCCAATGCTGGCGGGCACCCCGCTGGCGTCAACGTATCCTGCGACAAAGCGCAGCTTGACGTCACGCGCTTCGCTGGGCCACAGGGTGGCAAAGGCGGGCACGACGGTGGCAAAGCCAAAGTCGTCGCAGTTGTTCAGCAAATAATCCACCGGTAGCAAGGTTTGAAGCACCCCGGCCTCATCGGTGTAACTCAGGCTCACAATGCTCTGCACCGGGACTCTCGTCAACACCAGTGCTTCGCTGTAAATGCTGCGGGTGGGCGGAAAGGACTCCAAGCTCAGTTCCCAGGTTTGTGGCAGCAACGCGCGCCCGGTGGCCTGCTCGGCCATCTCGGTGGCGGCCTCGATCAAGGTTTGCAGCAAGGCATCGTCATCGTTCAGGTCCACCCGGCAGTGCGCCTTGACGTCCGCCAGACTGACCGGCCAAGTGCTGGGAGCGGTTATCCGTTGCAAGGCCATTCAAAGCTCCAAGGCCAGCTGGGCCGCAGCAATGGCTTTCGGGTGCAGATCGAGCATGCCGTGGAGCGCGCCGACCTGGGCTTCAGTTGCACTCAGGCGAATGACGCTGCCCACGGCGCCGAAGTGGCAGTCCATCAGGACGAAGGCGTCGACCTCGGGGGAATTTTCGGGGAGCAAATTTTCTGGGGGTTTTTTGGTGGCCATCAGGTTTCCTTGGGTGGATAAAGCGTGGGCTTAAAAGTCCCCACCCGTAGGCGGGGACGCCCCGTCATGGCTTAAGTCGCCGAGTTCACATAGACCTTGACCGCACTGGTATCAACCAGGTTGCCCCCGGTGCGCTGCCAGCCGCAGAATCCCACCTGGCCGTTTAATGCAAAGGCCGAGTCATCAAAGCGGCGCAGCGAGGTGCTGTTGGCCACATCACGGATGATGTACTGGCTAAAGTCACCAAAGGCAATCGAGCGGGCATTGGCCGCCATGACGGCCATGTCGTTGTTGACGGTGTAGGCGTAGCCGCAAATCGTGCCAGGAATACCATCGGCAATGCCCTCGTTGTCACCCGGGTTCCAGATCGGGCGCCCGGTGGTGTCTTTGAGCTTGCGCAGCACCGCCAGGCTGAGGTCGTTGAGCATGAAGCGTGAGGCCGGGGTGCGGTAGGCCACGTTGATGGAGTGGATCAAATCCACCAAGTCGTCGTAGGTCACCCCCAAGGTCTGCCCCGTCAGGCCAGTTTTACCGATGCCCGCGCGGGTGATCACCCCGGCCGGTTGCGACACGCCGGTGCCCACCGTGTAGTGGCTGTTGGTGATGCGTGCCAGACGGGTAGCCAGGCGGTTGGTGACAAAGGCCACCACGTCAATCACGCTGTCTTGAATTAATTCGACCGGCAGGGCTATTTTCTTACTCGAGTACTTGTAGGGGTTGACGGCCACGGTGCCAAAGCTGATGTCCAGGGCAGAGGCACCAATATTTTCTGCCACGATCTCGCCGACTTCCGCCGTGCCGTCAGAGGCCGGGAAGTTCAGGGCATTGCCACCGGCGGTGCTGATAATTTGCGCCACTTCGCGCATGCCGCCATAGGCTTTCATCTGGTCAATCACCAGCGCGGCAATCTCACTGGGCACCGTGTAACCGCCTTCAGCCGGGGTGGTGGTCGACATGGCGTTGCGAATCGCCAGCGCCTGCTCGGCATTCACATTGTGGCCATGGCGCAGGTACAGCGCAGTCGCTGCTACCGCGTCCAGGCCCTCGCCCTCCTCCCGATGGGCACGCTGGGGCGCAGCGTTCTCGAAGAACTTGTCGGCCTCCAACTCACGCAGGGCTTCGGTGGCGCGGATCTGGCCTTTAACCAATTCGATCTCATTGGCGTAATTGTCAAACTGGGTCTGGTCCTGGGCGCTCCAGGTCTGGGCACCCTTCTCGGCCAGTAAATGCTTGGCTTGTTGGGCGAGCAGGGCAATTTTTTCTCGCTGGGCTTGGAGGTTTGTCATGGGGGTGGGTCCAAAAAAAAAGGGACTCAACAGAGTCCCTAGGGGTTGGCAGTGACCGACTGCGGGCGGAGTTCTACGTGATCAGGGCTTGGGAGTTAGGTCAGAGCAGTTCCAGCAGGCGAACCCGGTTGGCGTGGGCTTGGGCTTGGCTGGGCTGGTCCAGCGGCTCTGGTTGGTCTGGGTGGTCGTGGTTTTCTTCCATCTCGTCGCCAACCTGGAGCAGCGCTGGGGGCTCCGGTGGCGCTGGTGGTGTTGAGTTCTGCTGGACTTGCGGCGCCTTGGGGTAGACGCTCAAGTTCCATGACGGTGCGGCATTGCTGGGCTGGCCGGACTTATCGGCTGTGCGCTGGGGGGTGATCTGGTCAATGAAGCCGTGGGCCAGCGCTTCCTCCGCCGTCATCCAAGTCTCAGCGTCCATCATGGCCGAGATGTCCTCGGGTGTTTTTTGAGTTTTACGCGTGTAGTCAGCCACGATCGCCAGCTCAACCTTTTGCAGCAAGTCTGCGGTGTCGCGCATGGCGGTTTTATCGCCCCACACCGCGCCACTGGCGTTGTGGATCATGAACAAGGCACCGGGACTCATGTTGACCTCACTGCAAGCCAAGGCAATGCTGGTGGCTGCACTGGCGCACAGGGAGTCAATGTGGGCCACAGTTTGGCCGGGGAAGCGTTGCAAGGCGGCCATGATGGCGCGGGCTTCAAACACATCCCCGCCGGGGGAGTTGATGTACAGATTGAGGACTGTGATGTCCCCTGCCCTTTGCGCGTGTTCAATCGCCGCAATCACTTGGGTGGCTGAGATACCCCAGTCCGCGCTGATCACGTCATACAGGTACAGCGAGGCTTGCAGCGCGCCTGCGGCATCGTTGCTGACCCGGCACAGATCGGTCTTGCTGCGGCTTTGGTTATCGAGGTGAAGTTGATAAATCGGGTTCATGTGATTCCTAGTTCAGGATGGCAAAAAAAAGGGCATCGTCGTTGTCCGAGCGACGCCGGCGCTTGACCCGAATACGGGCTCGGTATTCACCGCGCCATTCGTCCTGGCCCACGTTGGCAAAACCTTGCACCGCCAGCACCATGGCGGCAAAGCCGAGGCCTTGCAGCGCCAACGCCAAGGGAGTGAGCGTCATTGCCGCGTCACCGTAGTAAAGCTGCCGACCTGGGTGATGGCTTGGTTAATCAGGCCGGCGCTGCGTTTGTTGGCACTGACCACCAAAGGCACGGTTAAGCCATGCAAGGCGGCCAAAGCTTCAATCCAACTCCCTACATCGCCGACCAGACTGGGCGCGCTGTTCGTTGTGATGGTCACCGTCTCCAGGCCACTGACGGTTTGCGCCAAAGACCCCGCCGAGCGTGCGGTGCTGGAAACGTGCAAGGGGTGGCTTGGTACCAAGCCATGCAAGAGAGCCAGTTGGTAAACCAGGTTGGCTTGACCCGATGTCAAGCTGAAACTGCTGGCCTGCACTGCACCCAAAGCATTCGACGTGCTGTCGATGAAACTGTCACCTTGCCCCACGACGGTTATTTGCGTGCTGCCGGTGCCCAGCATGTCAGGCAACTGCTGACTTTGCTGGCCCTGCAGGGCGACATGGCCAATAGCTGAATTTTGTGATGTGACGCTGGTGTGCGCGATGCCTGTGACCGCTGCGCTGCCAATGGCCGTACTGCCAAGGTCAGCCAGCGTTGCGGTTTGCGTACCCTGCAGCAGCAACTGCCCTGTCGCCTCTCCCATTTGGAAAGTGTTGTGCGCGCTGTACCCAAACAGGCTGATGGCACCCCGTGCGCTTGCATCGGTGCCTGCTGTACTGAGCGCCGCACCTGTCAGCGAGAGATGGCCTGCTGCCGCACTGCTCAGATGAAGGGTGTTGGACTGTGTGCCTTCAACCCCATCCAGCCCGGCGCT